CGCCCACGCAGCCAACAGCGAGGTTAAAAATGAAAAGCAAAACGACCGCCCAAACATGGTACATCGGGAGCCGATGGGACAGTACGAACAAACCAACGGAATTCCCGAGCCGCAAAGCGGCGTTAGCTCAGTGTGAGAAACTAAACAAAGAATGCCCCGAGGTTAAAGCAGGCAACAGCCCATACTTTCCGACAAAAAACATCAACCACGCAGCAACATAAAGCAAACCCTAACCGAAAGCGAACAAATGACCGAAGCAACCCAAACACTAACCGAAAGCGAACCAATGACCGACACACCCGAAGCAATCCGCAAAAACATCACCCAGCCCGCCGATTGGTGGCAAGCCTTTGAGGCTGAGGCTGAGCGCCGAGGATTGAATCTATCTCAATTCTTAGGCTTAGCAGGCTTGGAACTACTCCCAGCCAAAACCAAAAGGAAACTCAGCGAACGAATCCGCCCAGGCCGCAAGAAAAACGAATAAGCCGCCAACGATCAGCCAACCGGATATAGCCTACGATACTCAACCCAATCAATCGTAGGCTTAGGCGGCTCAACATGGTTGGCGCTAACCCAGTTATGCAACTCGAAAGCCGACCTCTCAGCACTCTCAGCCGTTGTTAAATCAATCCGCGTTAGCAACGCTTCTAGCTTCTCGCTCTTATCTTGACACCCACACGCCTTAGGGATGAGCGTAACCCACTCAGAACGCAACCAAACGCGCTCACTCGACTCATTCCACACATCAGGCCCGAACGCCGCCGCCAAGCGATCCCCGCCGCCGCTTGCAACTGCCCACCAGCCAACGCGCCAACGATCAAACCAATTGACACAGGCGAGCCGCCACCAACCGAGTAACTAGCGCTAGTAGCCCTTCGGATCACGTACTTATAGCGCGGAACGGTTGCAAAGTCATAGGACCATTCAACCAACGGCCCGCCATTTAACTCAGGACATCAGCCGCACGTTGCTTAGTCAAAAACCCTTGCGCCGCCAAGTACCCAACCATTCGCTGAGTATCCTCAGAATCTAAATCAACATCATCGCGCATTGTCTGCAACATCGTGCGAATTCTGATCGTAGTCGGGTCAGTTGAGAGTTGAATTGCAACCAACTCCTCATCGGTGAAACGGAATTGGAAATCATAAGCAGGAACACTGCGCACACTGACCAAAACAGTTAAGCCGATAGGCTGTTTTAGCTTCACATCCCATTCACACTCAATTACCGACTCGCCCGCAAGCAACTCCCTAGGCGGATTCATCCAACTGGACCACGCACCCGCATAAACTCCATTTGAATCAACTACAGCATAGCCCATGAAAATCACCGATCCAAAAAGTAAAAACCCATCGTCTGAATCTGTAAAGCGGTCCAACCCGAATTCAGATTAGCTAGCCACTGTATTTGCCCGCTACTATTAGTTGGGACTAAGCCCGTAAAATCCTGGACAGCACTAGCGCCGCGAATGAAAAGCTCAATGTTAGTCCCGCTCGCCTTACCATGCATTACCGTCACCGTTCGACCCGCCGACGAATTGGACGCTTGGAGCAAAACCTTTGCGATTGTCTCTATTGCAGGCACTCCGCCAAGAGTAACAGCCGTTCGCGATGTAGGGGGAATTGTGTTGGAGAACTCGAAAAATAAGTCATTCAGCCCGCAATAATCACCGCTAGCCGAAAACACTAATATCGCCCCGCTAGAATTTGTTTTTATTGCCCAAATACGCCTCTTGTAATCGTATCCGCTGGGCATCGTGGGCGCAGTAGCCGAGGCGCTTAAAAGCACATCGGTAGCACTCGTATCACTTCGATGAATGACCCAAAGATAATACCAAGTAGAATTAGCTTTCGATCCCGTATCTAGCCCGCCCTGATTCGTTCCCACCGCCCAACTTGCATCAAGCCGCTTAGTCAACGCCGACACGGCAACGGGTTTCCATAGCGTACCGTTCGTAACCCACTCAGTACCCGCAGCGCAATCAATATCATTCGTCACATCGGTTGCATTGTTAGAAATCACGCAACGCGCATAATTGGCCGCGCCAATTAGTGAAGTATCACCCCCGCCGCCTGATCCAGTAGCCCCGCGATCACCAGCGATACCAATACCCCAACTTGTAAACGTACCGCTACCAACCTTGTAATCAGCATTGATAGTTACACTGACCGAAGAAACCGCAGTAACAGGCCCTTCAACATAATCCGTAGGACTGGCCGCAGCCCGCAGGCGCGTACCAACCACCCAGCCTAGATTTAACGAAGATGAATAGCCAAACGTCAACGAACCAGTACCGATAGTAATCGAACTAGTGCTAGTTCGCGTCATATCAGCATCAACACCATCAGCCCCAGCCGCACCCGTTGCACCAGCCGCCCCAGTAGCACCCGTTGCGCCCGCAGGCCCAATCAACGAAGTAGGCGAACCCCACGCGCCCGACGCCTTAGGCCCGTAGATTGCGATAGCCGAGGTATCAATATAGAAATCGCCATCGACCCCCAACCCGCTTGATGGCGCGCCTGATCCATTGCGCACCGTTTTACCATCTACACCATCAGCGCCATCAGAACCGGCCGCACCCGTTGCACCAGTAGCGCCCGTTGCACCAGCCGCCCCAGTAGCACCCGTTGCGCCCACAGGCCCAATCAACGAAGTAGGCGAACCCCACGCGCCCGACGCCTTAGGCCCGTAGATTGTATTCGCCGAAGTGTTGATGTAGAAATCGCCATCAGTACCGAACCCACTAGCCGGCGCGCCCGATCCGCTGCGCAGCGTTTTACCGTCAACGCCATCAGCACCGCCCGAACCCATATAAAGTAACGAATTCCAAACCGTTGAACCGTCACCGACTTTGAGTTTTCGCGTATCAGTCTCAACGCCGACCTCACGAAATTCAAGCACCGGATTTGCAGCAACCCACTCAGCCGCAGTCCCACCACGCAATAGAATTGTCACATCAGCAGGCATTAAACTCCCCCATTCACCAACAACGGATAAATCCCACGATACTCATCCCAATCAATCGTAGGCTTAGGCGGATCAACATGGTTGACGCTAACCCAGTTATGCAACTCGAAAGCCGACCTCTCAGCACTCTCAGCCGTTGTTAAATCGATCCGCGATAGCAACGCTTCTAGCTTCTCGCTCTTATCTTGACACCCACACGCCTTAGGGATGAGCGTAACCCACTCAGAACGCAACCAAACCGCCTCAACCGCCTCATCCCACACACCCGACGCAACAGCAGCCGCATATCGCCTATGAATAACCTCCCACGGATTAAGACGCTTGCCGCTAACAACTGCGATTTCCCTAGCAACTGCAATAGTCTTGCTATGAATCTTTATCCTATCCCCGTAGACCGCACCACAAACACACTTGAACTCAGTACATTCGGGAATCAATCGCCCGCAACTGCAACTTTTTTGGATTAAACGCATGCTATGTCCGTCCATACTTCATCTGAGGCCCTGTAGATTACATTATCGCCAACTGAATAATCCTCATCCGTTCTAGTGCAATTGCTGCACGCGAGTACATTGGTTTTGCTGCGCCTAACACCGCAAGCCCAAACACCGAGCGAGTACCTATTGGAAACAGAAGCACACAATAAACCAGTACCCATAAAACTAAGCGAAACACGCTGATTGACGACAATCCCAAACGCCGCTGTACAACTTCCAAAGAATCCGGTGCATTGCGTTGCCGTAGGATTATAGGGCGTCCATCCAGTGTAGGTAATGCTGAAATCATAATCATTAATCTCATAGAAACTCATCGGTAGCGGAAAAGTAGGAACCTGAACGCCGTTCGGGAAAACGGTGTTATAATGCCACTTCATAGACCACGCTTCAGATGCCGAATAATCGTAAGGCAAGAAACTCCCGCCCGGCCCCGTATTCGCCTCCCCCGAAATACCCGAGGAGTAACTAAACGCCCCTAAATCTATTTCAATGGGATATCCGATAACTGCGCTACAATTCACATTATACGGAAAATCCATTACAATATCGATATCGTCGTGTGAGCGAGTTATATATTCAGTGAACCGGCGCACTATACTAGCCCCGCCCGCCTCGATACATGAGCGCGTAGTGTTATTAATGTGATTTATTGGTTGCCATCGAATCCGCATCCTTTTGAACTCAAATGGACAAATCGCCAAGTTTGCTTGGCACTTCTTCGTACGTCCGCACAATGTTGAGCGAAGTTTATACGGCCCAGGATTGCACACTTCGACCTCACCAGTATTGGCGACCGTCGATGGTCCGAAGCCATCATTCTTATCTAGTGTTACATATCCTTTTCCACACCAAGCCAGCGTATTGCAACACGCGCTTTTGCGTGTTGCCGTTATGCCGCAATTACAGCCAGGATTCCGCATCCCAAGTCCCATGTTTAGGGCGTCCCCCCATTTATGACGTTACCACCAGAACTAGAACCATCCGCATTACAATCATCCACATCAATCAGCCGCCGCCCGTTCTCTAGCTTCCAATGAATCCAAGCCGATCCGCTAGTTGCAATCGAAGTAGAGTTATAGATGAGCGCCGTTGTAGTTGGCGTAGCCTCGCGAATCTTGATCACGCCGCCATCGTCGTAGGTTTCCCCGAGCGTACATGTAGCCACACCCAGCGTAATACCCGAACGCGCCGGAATCCCACCGCTAGGCGTTTTAGCAACGCCAACATCAACACTAGCGCCACCGCCACCCAGCAACACCGGCAACAGAACACTCGCACTAGCACTAGGCGCACCCAACAACCGTATCGGCCCGCTCGCAACCGGCTTAATCGCCGAACCGCTCGCATCAGCCTCACCAAACCGAAACGAAGTACTCCCGCTCAGCACCTTAGCCAACACCAACCCAACCAACACCCCATAGCCAGTTTGGTTATTCGCAATCGGCTCAACCAACACAACCGCCGCCTTAGCCGGATCAGCCGCAACCGCATTCAACAGCAAATCAACTTGCCCATCAGTGGTTAGCGCAACCACCGGATCACCCAGCGCCAAGCAATCGAAGCGAGCGCGATCACTCCCCGAGCTATTCTTAACCATTACCCAATTAGCGCCGGCCCGACCCGAGCCGCCGCCATTCGCCCCCAACGCCCCCGCGTTGATGGTTTGCGCTATCTTATTCCAAGTGGCGGGCCGAATAGCAGTAATCGCCCGCGACCCATTCACCGTAGGGATAAACCCACCAGCCTTAACCATCTATCCCCCAACCCGAAAGCGTAAGCAAGCTACCCAATTCCCAACCCGCTAAAACTTCCAACCTGATAAACCGTTTCAACGTACGCCGCCAACGGTCTTTGAACTAACTTCTTTGCGCTAGTATCCGCCGACGCCTCAAACGCGACCCACAAATACTCATGCCCCTTTTTCGCTACGCCCGCAATATCGCCAATGGATAACCCAGTTGCGTTTTTCGATGCCGCAAAGTGGTATTGAATATCAGTAGCCGCTATCGGATCAATTTCACCACTCGACCCCAAAAACAACAACTCACCCGCCGCAAACGTCAAGAAATTGGCATTATTAACCATGCCCACCATGCCCGCCATATCCTTAACGTAGGCTAGATCAATAACCCCATTCGGCCACTTGTAACTTACAACTAACTTCAATGTGGGAACGACAATATCCACCCCCTCAGGCTCACCATTGCGAACACCGATAGCGCCCTTGAAATCCGGCGCAGTCCGACCGCTTACCGCGTACCGCTGCGTACCCCTCGACGCAGTTAACCGCACCGTCCCGCCCGTCGAATCCCAACCGATCCGCATCAGGGATTCCAGCGCCCGCGAGGTATATTTCGCCGTAAACCAAAAGTGATTAGTACCATCCTCCTCAACGTAATCCAAATCACTCAACCCGCAGCCGTCATAGGTTGCGGGAATCTCAGACAAAACCGCCGCGCGCAACTCAATTGGGGTAGCTTCCCTATTCCGATCCCAAACATCGTACTTGATCGTATGCGCAACATCGGAAGTACTTAGATTCCCACTCTGCCCCGAATGCTCTTTGATAACAATATCAGTTGCCATATAGCCCCTAAACCGTAGCCCCGCCCGTCAAATTGTTATTCAACTGATTTAACTGCGTAACCATTCGGCGAGTGTTCTGCGCCGTCTGGTTGCCCGCATCATTCCCCAACCCAAACAACCCCGCAGCCGCAGCCGAAAACGTACCCTTGCTCTCAACTTTCATCTGCGCCGCCGCCCCCTCAGCCAACTTAGGCAATTGTGGGCTAAACTTCTTATCGCCGCCCATCATGCCCGCCGCTCGCTCAGCCTCAGCCGCCCCCATAGCATCTTGCAACTGCTTACGCGCCGCGCTCGCATTATCCGCAACCGATGGCGAGCCCGCACCAACAAACGCCTCACTCGATTGCTTTTCTAGTTCCGCAATCTGAGCGCGAATAGCCGCCGCCTGCTTTTCCCGCTCAGCCATCGCCGCAGCGCCGGCATCATAGCGCCCCTGCTCTCGCCCAGCCTGATCCCGATTCGCCTGCTTTTGTTCCGCCGCATTCATCCTATCAAGCTCAGCCTTGACACCATCCATCGAAAACCCAGCTTGCTCAGCCAACCACACCAACCATTTAGCAATCTCAGTAACCGCATTGCGCCAAGTAGACTTAATCCCGCTTACGATAGAATCCCACACGCCGCCAAGTACAGTAGAAAAACCCGTCCAAGTGTTCGCGATAGCATTCCAGCCATCCGTAATTACAAGCCTCAGTTTTGCCATCATGATAGAACCAGCCAAGTCCCACCGGCCCGCCAAGATAGCTTGACCCATCGAAGCGAACGCCGCCGAAACATAACTCCTCACGCCCTCAATCCCAGGAATCCACGATTGCAAATAACCCAACCCCGCATCAATCGCATTGCCTAACTCAAGCACACCCTGCCAAGCCGCCGCAACGAACCCCAGCCACGCGATCCCCGCCGCCGCCTGCAACTGCCCACCAGCTAGCGCCCCCACGATCCCCGAGAACATTTCAGCGAACACCGCATAAACCCGCCCAATCGCATCCGTAACCGGCGCAGCGTACGCAACCACCGAGGATAACGCCGCCCCAATCTGCGCACGAAAATTGAACGCCACCACACCCGCCAAGCCAACCAGCGCAACCACCGCGCCCAATGGGGTAAACAACGCCGCGATCGCGCCCGCAACCATCCCCCAAGCAAGCGCCAACCCGCCCGCGACCGTTGATAATGCAACCGCACCCAACCCGACAGCCGCCAACACACCACCCAGCGCCGTAACACCCAAAGCCACCAACCCAAACACCTTGAGGAATCCAGCATTCGCCGCCACAAACCCGCGCATAGCCGTAGCCAACCCAAGCACCAACTTTAACCCAGGCTTGATCGACTCAAGCAACTGCGTACCAAACTCAGTTAGCCCAAAAGTCACGTTATCAACAATCTGCGCCAGCAACCCTAAGCCCGTCCCCGCTTGCCGTTCCATCATCCCCGCGAACCGCCCGCCGGCGCTTGTTGCATCAACAAAAGCCTGCGTTAGCATTCCCGAGGAAATGCCGCCCTCCTCCATTTTCTTAGTTAGCCCAGGCATATAATCCTTCGCCAACCCGCCAAACTGCTTAGCCATCCCCTCCGCAATTTGCTGCAATGGATTGAATCCATTTTCAACCATCTGCAAAACTTCCTGCCCCATCAACCTGCCCTTAGCCTGAACCTGCCCATAAGCCAGCGCGAGCCGCTTCAACTTCTCAACGTCACCGCCCGAAACATCACCCAGCAAGCGCAGCGTACCGATCACATCATCAGCCGCCACACCGTAGCCCAGCAGCGTTTTAGCCCCATCGCTCAAATCAGTGAACCCAAACGGAGTTGAGGCCGCAAACTTTTTTATCTCATCAAGCATCTGCTTTCCACGCGCCGCCGAACCCGTCATTACCTCAAACGACACCGCTACTTGTTCCATATCCGCTGCCAACTTCAAAGGCCAACCGACCGCAGCCAGCCCACCCGCAGCCAACGCACCGCCTAACGAAGCTATCCCGCGCCCAGTAGCCGACAACCGCCGCTCAATCGCGTTTAGCCCCTTGCCAACGCGATCCCGCAACGATACCTCAACATAAGCACCGCCCGCCCTAACTTGATTCCCACTCATTCAACCCGCCTCAAAATCTGAACTCTCAAATTTCAAATCAGCCGCGATCACCCATAGCTAAACGCCTGCGCCAACGTCCCCGCCCTAGCTTCCCTCGCAAGCGCTACCTTCATAAATGGATTCCCGCGATACCTAACCACCTGAGCCATCGGAACCGCATCAGGCCGCTCAGCCAACCGACCGAACACAACCCGCCCATCAGGCAACCGAGCCACCGAGCGCCGCGCCGTTCCGCCCTCCTCAAGCAATTCCGGCACAGTCCTAGCCGTTGAACCCACTAGCCTCAAGCTAGGGATTCCAACTACACCCACCGCAACACTCTGCCCATCACTACCCAGCGCAAAAATAATGTTCTTCAAAGTCGCATGGGAATCATTGCTATGAACCCGAGGAGGCTCACCATTAGCCGCGCTCCTCTTACCCCTCCGCAGCACATCCGTTCTAGCACGCTGACGAATGAACGCACCCATGCGACTCAGCGCCCGCCGCTCTTTATTCTCGATCCACTTAACGACCTTAGCGCGATCGAAAAACCGCTCACGCATCGAAACATCAAGTACAAACGCGCCCACTTTTCAAACCTACTTCTTAGACTTCGCTCGATCAATCGCCCTCATACGCGCATACAACTCGACGGGCCGCATAAATCCGCGCCCCTGCTTTTTGCGATAAGGATTCAATCCCCTCAACCCGCCGCGATAATCGCCCATCGTTTGCAGCACCGCAGCCGTAACCATCGCCACGCGATCCCATTCAGCAATCTGACGACCTCGATACATCCAAACCAACTGGCGCAAAGTAAACGGCCCAGGATCGACACCAAGCACCCCAGCGAATTCCCAAACTAATCGCCAGCAATTATCGGCTCGCCTAGCGCTTTCGCTATCTCTTGCTCGATGGGCCTCAGCGCCCGCGATACCTCCGCTTTCATCGCCGCGCCGGCCCGCTCGCTTTCGATCATTTGCGTTTGCTGCACATCCAACGCCGCTGCGCTTTCGCTTGCTCTTTGCACCACCGCCGCCAACGCGCCGCGCCGCATTCGTCGGAAAAAATCGCATAGAGCCGCCTCAACAGCCCCGAGCATTGCGTTAGAAACTTCCTCGCTATCAGTTGCCAAATCCACGAAATCGCCAACCGTTAAGCCTTGCTCCTCGATTTGCGACTTATGCAACTTTGCAGCAAACGCAACGAACTCGATGGGGTCTTTTGAGTACAGTTGTGAAACAGCTTTCGGGTCTAGTAAATCGATCCCCTCACCGCGCAGCGCCTCAGCCACCGAAACAGTAACCTTACAAACCCAATCGCGCCCCGCGCCATCCTTCCAAGTACTCAATTCAAAACCCTCTACACTTCAACGACCACGCAACCGAATCGAAACCACCCTCAACGACACTAACCACCGCATCTAAGCAACAACACAACAGCAACCACGCAAGCACAACCCCAGCGACCTCAACCGCCCAAGCCGCTAGGGTAAGCAACAACCGAACCAACAACCAGCAACCAGCCATCACGCCTACAATCAGGCGCGAGGGAGTTGCGAGACTACTCACCCTCACCAACCTCGCCCGCAATATCAGTTGCATCAAGCCTTAGGAATCAACGCCGCAACACTTTCAGGCGCAACTACCTTTTCGCGATCACCAACCCCATCATGTAAACCAATACACCGCTCAACCGCCGCCTTAATATCAGCCTGCTCAGCATCCGCAACATCCAATGCGCCCAAATCAATTGAACGCAACTCGCCGAGAGTAACACGCACCATGAACAAAACTCCAAACTAAACAGCACCAGAAACCCGAACCCACAGCGTAAGCGAGGCCCGCCCGCTAACCACTAGGAAATTGTGTAGTTATCACACTCGCCAATTGCCGAATCTTCGACCTCAACAACAGTTACCTCATAAGTAACCGCATCCTCATCATCCTCATTGCGATCAAACTGACTAACCTGAAACGGCCCGCGAATCCCCTTCGCGCCCGTCCCAGCAGGCCGATCCAATAAAGCAATATCAAGCGCCGTTTCATCGTCGAAACTCTCTTGCAGCAAAACCAGGATTGCATCCGAATCCGCGATCCCCTTGACCACATAAGTAAAAGAAAACCCGTACTCTTTCAAACCAAGAATGTTCTTCTTAGTTGTTGCCGCGCGATAAGTCCGCGCATTTGCCGCCCGCGTTTGCGTCCGCTTAGGACTACTCAACCGACCAATCGCCGACCACACAGGCGTACCAAACGTCCCCGTGTTAATGTTCGCCGAACACTTGCTACCTTTAAGCATTAACCCTCACCCCTATATCTGGGAATGATCACCGAAGTAAAAACGCCTTGCTCAGTCAAATGCGCAGGCTCATACAATGGCGACTCTACCAACTGAATAAACTCATAACCACCAATCCGCTCAAACCGCAGCGCACCAACCTCATCCTCGCCATCCTCACCCGAGGACCACAAAGCCTCAAACCGTTGTTGTAGCGCGATCATATCATCACAAAACTCAAGGCATGCCGGATCATCAACCGCCGCCCCAATCGGCAACGCCTTTTGAATCGCAACCCCAAACGCAAACTCCTTCACATCCGCAAGCCTCGCCGCACTTTCAACCGCATGTAGCGTTTCCATATAAACCGTTACATACAACTGATCATCAACAAAATCAGCACGATTGAACCGAGGCAAATAATTGCGCTTTATGGCTGAGGCCAAATCAGGAAGCGCATCCTTGAGCGCATCAACTAACCCCTCAGCCAGCGCAACCGCACCCATCAAACTACCTCCGCAACCCTAACCAACCTCAATCGTACGAATCACCAAATGCGTACGTTGCCCATCGACCCAATCCCAGCAAGCGAGCCCAGGTTGCGGTTGCACTTGATACACCACCACAACCCCGCCAACCGTTCGCTCAATCCTATGCCCGCTCGACGGCTCAACCAACTCACCGCCAACCGTCAACAACGCTGCGCGAATCGACCACTCAACCCGACGCACCGCCGAGCGATGCCGCTGACCAGCAACATCGCTCTCAACCCCAACCGCCAACCCAGGCACAGCCAAAACATCAGTAATCCGCACCGAATCCGACAGCAAGTAATCAACCTGCTCACCACCCACCGACTCGATAGCCGAAAAACCAATACCAAAGCAATCGCCAATGATCGACATAGTTAACCGCGCACCGCCTCAATAACCTGCGCCATTTCTTGATACAGAATCTTTTCATCAGTCTGATTCCGCACCCGAGTAATCAGGCTATCGGTAGGCTCCCAATCGTATTGATCCACAGTACCGATAGCCCCGCTTTCCGCTTGATCACCGCCATAGTGGAACACGCGACCAAAGCAAGGCGTTTTGAAGTCTTTTGAATTGGTAGTTACACCAACCCAAACCTTGCCCTCAGGCCACAAGCTCGCAACCGTCGCATTCTGCCCAATGTTGGCGGTATTCTTAATCGAATCCGCAACAACCACTTGCTCAACATCGAACACCTGCGCCAGCATCGCCGCGTTAATGTCCCCAGGCTTGACGCGATCACCCGCACCCTGAGCCGCGATAGCATCGACAACCTGAGCGCATCGACGGCAATCGTCGAAGTCCTCATAAGCCATTGCAACCGTGTTAGGACGCCGACCAGTACGCAACCAAACCGCACGCCGCGCCGTTTTAACGTCCGTCATTGGTACAGCACTGGCATGGCTTGTCCAAGCCGCAGTTGCGTTAGCCTTTTGGTTAGCCGCGATCACCGCCGTAACCGCCTTATCCAAAACCCGAGACTCTAGCCCGCTTAGAACATGCTCCCAAGCGCGCATTGTCGCCACTTCTTCCGCATCAAGAAAATTGGCATACATTTTCGCCTCGTTCTTGTCAATCGGCTCCTCCCAGCCGTACTCAAGAGTACGAAAATCCGCTTCAACGTATTCGTAATCACCTTGATTGAAATTGCCCTTTGATCCGCGTTTTGTATCTGCGTTAGCCTGAGCCAAAAGGCTTTTCAGGCGAATCATCTTAAACAAACCGCTTGCAACGACAGCCTGAAATGCGCCCATGATTCGCGTAGCCACATAGCCACGCATTTGCATCTCAAGCTCCAACTGCATAAACGTCGCCAAATCAGGCCGCAACGTCTTTTGCCCATTAGCCGCGTATACCAAAATCTCACCTCACAAAAAACAGTTTTTCAAATCCCAAATCACAAACCGACAAACCCGCACTAACTCACACTAGCTTGCCGCAGTATCGCCATGCGCGTTATACAAAACCTCAATCAGATCACCATCCGCCGAGGAAGCCTCAAGCACCGTAACCGCCTGAAACGCACCCGTTGAGGTTGCGCCAATCTTTCCAGCCGCCGCCGTAAAACCCGTCGCACCGACAGCGAGCGCACCGTTAGCAATCATCGTGTGAGTACCGGAAGCCGTACGCAACTTAACCGTCCCATGCGCCCCAATGTCGCCATTACCCACCAGCGTACCCAACTCCTTATCAGTAGCCACAGCGACCACCAACAGCCCACTCGCCAGCTTGACCCGCGCCCCGTTCGGGATAGCCGTCGCGCCAATCTTAAACGCCTTGTAATTCCCATCGATCAAAATCAGACCCCTTATAAAATCTCTTGCTAACCCTCTAACGAACCACACAACCAACCCGCGAACTAGCGACCGTTCGCCGCGCTCACAAACTCAGCGCGCAACTCAGGGTAATGCCGATTCACAAACTTCATCGCCTCGCCGCGACTCTTGCCCGCTTTCATCTGCTCAGCAACCACATCCTGATAGCTCACGCCACTACCGCCGCCCTTGCCCTCATCAGCCAACGCATCAACACCAACAGCCGCCTTACCCTTGACCACTGCGCCATTGACCTTAGCCGCAGACTTAGCCGCCTCAAGCTCGCTTTTGACCGTCACCAACTCAGCCGACAGCTTTTCGACCGACGCCTTAGCGTCAACCAAATCCGCGCTCATCTGCTTGCTCGCCTCAACCAGCGAACCCATATAGCCACTCATCGCCTGATCGATTGAGTACCCCTTTTCAAGAGCATTCAAAACGAACGAATCCGACGCACCAGGACACGCCGCGCGAATCGCGCTCGCCGTTACCACACCTTCACTCATCCTCGACCCCTTCGCCTTACCGGCAACGCTACCACCATTCAAAAAACGCTTAGCAGCCGTAGCCGCCTCAGCGAACACCGAATCAAACGAACCAACCGCATCAATCAACCCCAGGCCCACAGCATCCTTAGCCGCATGTACCCGACCATCCGCCAACGCCTTAACCCGTTCCATCGCCATCGACCGGCCCGACGCCACCCCATCCAAAAACATCGCATTTCGACTATCAACTATGGATTGCATTTCAGCCAATTGCGCCGCTGTAACTTCGGTCCCAGGAACACCAGTACCCTTGTACTCCCCAGCCCGAACCACATGCACCTTAACGCCCTCTTTTGCCGCCAATGCCGAGTAATCAGAAACAACCGCATAAGTCCCAATTGAACCCACTAGCGCCGCCTCATTCGCAACAGCCTTACCCGCCTGCGATCCAATCCAGTAAGCCGCGCTCGCCCCAAGATCAGTAAAATGCGTAAACACCGGCTTAACAGCCCGAGCCGCCGCAACCTCAGCCGCTAACTCAGCCGTCCCCGCCGAAGTACCCCCAGGCGAATCAATCGCCAAGAGAATTGCGCCAACCGCAGCATCTTTAACCGCCGCCCTCAATTCCTGCCGCGCTATCACCGTCGAAGTCGCCGCGCTCATTGAGGCCCGTTGTTTCTGTAACGTCCCATTCAATGATAGAACCGCCACCCCATCAGAATCATTGCGGTAATACCCCTTGAACCCTGCCCCGCTAGAATCAGCCGCCGCCGCTTTAGCCTTCGCCTCAGCCGCATCCCAAACCGCCATGTGCGCGCCCCAGTCCGCGCCCATCACCAACGCAATCATCCCCTCAATCGCGCTAGGCTCAATCGCCCAAACCCCTAACCATTGATCGAAATGAGGCATTGAATAAGCCAACGGATTCAACGCTAAACTTTTAACCTGCATATCAACCCTCAATCAATTCAACTTTTCAAACTTCAACAGTATCGCGATTACTAACCCTTGCTAATCTCACTACACATTTTGCCATACCACTTAGGCTCATCCTCACGCTGACAGCCCAACTGATTCGCATAAGCGTACGCCTCATCAACTTCCGCCTCAGTCAACTTAGCCTTACCCTTTTCCACATCAGTAACGACCGGAACCATTTTTCCCACCAAAACCGAAGCCTGATCAAGCCGCTCTTGCATCGCACAGACCTCATAGGCAAGCTCGCGATTGCGATCACGCAACGCGCCGAACTCTCTATCAAACTTTCCATTGCGAGACTCAGCCCAAGCCAAATCACTTTCAAGATCATCAACCTTGCGAGCCGCCCAAACCCAAGCCACAAACAGCACAACCGCAACCGAGAATAAAACCAACTCACCAACCCAATCCATTTACAAGCCTTTCAAATTTGCGGAATCCCCTGCATAGTAGAGGCCCGCGCCCTTTAGTTTGCAGTGTTAAACCTTCTATGCCGTTTCACTCACCGCGCCGCGCCATCATTAAAGAATTTCGTTAATTAATTGCCGCCTGATCAGCCTGCACATTGAACGGTTGCAATGGGATTGTTAACCCAGGCCCCAGCAACTCGCGCCAAGTCAATTTCGCTTCAGGGAACTCCGAATTGATTACCGCCGCTTCCCTCAACGCCTCGCGAATCAAAAGCCCCTTATCCTGAACAATCTCAACCGCGACCTCATCCCAATCCGCCCCGCGCTTGCCATAAATCCCGCGCATCGACGCAAGGAATTTTTCCGCCTGCAACGCATCCGCCTGAGCATCTTTCAACGGATCAATGTACGCCCAGCTGGGCCGCTTCCAACTGCACTTGAACGGATCAACACCGGCAACCAAATACTGCGATAGCGAAACATCCGACTCTAGCCATTGGCGTACCTTCCATTTCCAAATCGGCTCATGCAACTGACTACACAAATCCTTTTGCATTTCGCGGAACCGTACCCGCGCCTGATCAATAGCCGCTCGCCAACTTGAAAAACTTGCCCGCTGAGGATCAAGCAACAGAACTTGAACCGGCAAATCAAGGTTGATGGCGATGAATGTTAGCAACAACATCGCATGCGGGAAAAATTCAGGGTTTGGAATGTTAGGCGCAAACCCAGTCAACTTGTTTGGCGTTTTGAAATGCAACCCCGCCCCGACCTCAGGAATAGCCGAAACGCTACTCACCGCCGCCGCATCATTCCCCGTTGTTGGCGCACCCAACCCAGGCCCGCGCACGCTCTTTTGCGACTGCGCCAACTCCTCAACCATCACCAACACCGCAGCCATCTGCGCTTTAACCAGCGTAGTAAACTGCAAATCATCATGTTGCCCGACAGTATCCGACACCGGAACCATCGCACCCACTCCGCGCCGCTGCGATAGCCGGCGCGGAAAATACAAATGCAAGACTTGCCGATTACCCTCAGCATCGCGAATCGGATATTTTTTAATATCCCGAACCAACCGCACTGGATTAATTCCCACATCCTCGCGCGTAACCCACAATTCCTCGCGCCGCGCGTTCTCATCCAGCAACAAACCATGCACAACCCGCAACGAAGTAGCGCTAGGCGTCCGAGGCCGATGGGCCTCAACAAACTGAATCCGCCCATTCTTTAGCGGTAGTACGAAGCAATCCCCATCGCGAATAATCGACCGAAACGCCAACCGCTCTAATTGATACCAATCAAACTCGCCCTCACTGTGAACCTCATCAGGATCACCAGCATATCGATTCCATTTATCCTTTAGCCGCGAATCAAGCTCTTTATTCCCAGTCTTAGGATCGGGATTAAATCCCTCTTGCAAAACATTAGCCGTAAGCCGATCAAGCCCGCTGCGTACAATGCAATCGTTACGTTCGTAATCACGCGAACGCTCGATCACATGCAAAAACTCGCGCTCACTTCGATAGTGATAGTCCGCGCCGCTCCCAGCCGGATCAACACCAACCAACCGAGGCACAAACCGCGAAGTTTTGCCCGCGCGATAATCAGCGCGAAACTCGCCTTGTAAGTCCCGCATTGCATCGGTTAATTTTTTAGACTGTAGCGCCATTCACCTACCGCCGCAAATTGCTCAAATCGTAGTAATTCGAAGATGGCGAGCCCGTAGAACTTCCGCCGGTTGCCGACCAATTTGCAGCCAACCAATTTTCAGCACGTTCTAACAGGCTCGCCAATTCATCGAAGGACACAGGATTCGCGCCAACTGAAACACTTTTGGGCCGCATCAACTTAATCTTGCGAAGCGCAGCAACACACGCCTTACACTTGGCAACAGAATTTTCCAAGTCGTAATCAAGATTATCGCAAGCCGTCTGAACTAACTCATCAAGTACTGCCATGCGTCAAAAGATAACCGAGCGCACAACCAGCCAAACGCCCGCGTTGCTAGATATAGCAAAACGCGAACGAAATAACCCGAGGCAATTAACGCTCATCACCCAACCGATACCCAACACGCCACAATACCCGCGCAATATCAACAGCCGACCGCCTAACATGCTCCTCATCAACAATCCAATGTGAGGCGTGAAGCAATTCATGCAACAGAACCTCTAGCCGCTCCTCACCGCGCAAACCAGCATGCACGCGAATAACCTTGCGAGCGCTCTCAGGGGGCGAGCAATCCCCGCGATTAACCTTGAGCGCAACGAATTTCAAATTCCATCGCTTACCGCAAACCGTTACCCGCATGCGCTAACTCTCAAATTTCAAACCTGAAATCTTAAACCCTAAGCCGAACGAACTTCACCCTTGCGCCCGATCCGCAGATTGCTCACATCAAACGAACCATCAACCGCAATATCAACCTTAGCGAATCCATGATTCCACCGATTCACCCGCGCATACTCAGGCGTTAAATCGCACAGGCAACCCGTTGACCAAACAAAGGTTTCCTCATGCCAAAGGTTAGTATCAGCATGCCCCGAGGTTTGGTGGCTATGCCCAACCATCACCGTATGATGAGTCCGCAAAAACGCACCCCGCGCCGGATTAACCGGCGAGGCTATACCGCTGCGCCCTAACTCATGCCCATGAAACACCGGCAACAGTCCGCACATAACGGGCCGCTGCTCGCCCACCATTTCAATGCGCCACTTGTCGCATTGCATCCAGGTTTCCAATAGCATCTCATCGCAATCAGAAATCTCAGGCGCATGATTCCACAGCCAATGATCCCATCTTTCATCATGGTTGCCTTTTTTCCAAACGATCCGCGACTTAGGAAACTCGAACCGCAACCATTCTGAGAATTGCCGCACCGCAGCTAACTCAGCCTTAAAATCACGCTTCTTAGGGTTTTTCTGCCACCGCGAAATAGTGTAAAAATCCCCAACGTCACCATTGAGCAACACCACATCAGGCGACTGCTTTTTACCCCAAGCAACCGCCGCCTCTAGCGCTTGCTCATCATGGTAGGGAATGTGAGTATCTGACAACACAAGCACCCGCCTAGCGCCCTGCAACTCAAATGGCGACCACTTTTCAGCCGCGCTAGGTGGCATCTTAGGCGCTCGCGATCCCTCAGCCTTAGGTTGCGTTGCCTTAGCCCGCTTTGCATCCCCATTTTGCCCGCGAATCTCACGCACCGCCGAACGCGCAACCTCAACCTTACACTTGAACTCACTCGCCAGCCGCTTAGCCAAACTCGAACTTGTAGCCTCAGGCATATCACGACACAACCGCTCAGCCTCAACCCTCATAGCCGTTTTCGGCCTACTGGGTTTTTTCTCAACCTGCTTACTATCAACCGCAGCCTTAACCATCACGCCCCCTTTACCAACATCGCATCAACGCAAATCCGAGCAATCGCCCTAGCTCAAAAGCTAGGATATGCATCGCGAAACCAATTAGCGCCAACTTGCAAAAACTTGAACGCTGAACAAACAACACAAACCAAGCGCGCATCAATAACCAATCAACAGCTAAACACCTCAACCAACACCGCAGACCCATCATCGCGCCTATTTGCATCTTGCCGATAATCGCACTCCCGAATAAACTTCGGCCCATCATCGACCCACCAGCCAAGCTCAACCAGTGAATCAATTAACTCTTTTGCATTCCCTCGCCCGACGCTATCCGCATCCCACAGCCGCTCGCCCTTACCAAGTACCCGAGTGAGTACCACCCGCACCGGATCACTAAACGGCTCACGCTTTAAGCCTGCCAACTGCTTAACAATTGCCTTGCGCCGCTTATCCGCCTTGAACCATCGCGAACCGCGCCCATCGTTGCCGTTCGTTAACTTGACCGGCAACAACTCACGCAACAACAACTCACTCAAACCATACCTCTCAAATCTGAAATCACACCCGAGAACTAACCCCGCGCCGGCTCTACTTCCAAACCCGCCGCAACCTGCAACAGCAACCACCGAATCACATCAGCATTGCTAACCACCGGCTTACCGCTCTCATCAATCGACTCATTCAAATCGCGCAGCGCTTGCCGAACACGCAACAGTAAACCAGCTAACTCAGGCTTAACCTGCAACTGCAAATGCGTCCCAGTGATATTAACCGCACCCCGAGCCGCCAATTGCTGCTCATACCCAGCCGGAAGATCACCAACCGGAATGCGAACCGACACCCAGGCAACCGGAATCTCATAGCGCCCAGCGCTCTCAACCGCCCCAGCCAAATCGCTTAAATCCTGCTCACTTGGTTGCTCACTTGGTTGAGCACTTGGTTGCTCACTTGGTTGCTCAACTACTTGCTCACTTGGTTGCTCACTTGGTTGCTCACTTGGTTGCTCACTTGGTTGCTCACTTGGTTGAGCACTTGGTTGAGCACTTACGACCGACTTGGCCCCAGCCTTAACGACCGGCTTACCAACCACCGGCTTACCAACTTTCACACCGCCAACAACATTAGCCACACTTCACCCCACTCAAAAGAACCTACCGCGCCGAAACAAAAAACGGCCTACCATCAGGCCGCACTAAACTGCCCTCAACTCGCTCAATCGGTTGCTCAACCGCAACCTCCTCAATCTGCTCAACCTCATCGCTAGGCAACTGACAACCCATAATGGAAGCCGCCACAGCACACCCCACCAACGTATCGAACCAGTGATTATCCTCATTGCCTTTTTCGAACACGTTAACCGTTCTTCCGTCCGCAGTTTTTTGCCGAGGCTTTTCCGCCATCAAATGCGAAACGTAATGCCCATGATCAATCAAGTGATTACCAAACAACCGCCAAGCGCCATCAGCCGCCGATTGATTCAACCTACTAACCAAAACCGCTTTCCAGAAATTGGAATCAAAATGCACCCGCAAAACGCCGCCTGAAATGTACTCAATTGGATAGTACCACCGAGGCTCAGAAACCACCGGCCCGCAACGTAACACCCGCTGAGGCGACATATCGTAATCAGGCATCTGCTTTTTCTCAGGCCCGATCCCAACGCCCTTGCTAGTCATAACGCGATCACCGCAATCAAGCGCCCGAATAGCGTTAGCCACTTGCCGCGACTTGTAACCAGCATCGACCAAACCGCACGACACCGGCAACCGCACGCGATTGGAGAAACAAAACTCATACGCCAACAACCGGCTCAGTAAATCCTTAACGCCGCGCTCAATCGCCGTATCTGAATCGCAATCAGGATATAAATCGCTCAGCAGCACCTTAGCCGAACGCAAATTAAACCAAGGCTGAGGTTGCTCAGGCCAGGAACCATACCCAATTACATCACCCGAGAAATCTTGACCAACCGCCGCCGCCGTCCAGTACAAAACCTCATCATGCACATCCACATGAAAAACCACATTCCCGCGCCCATCGGGAATAACGCCATACCCGTAGTTATTCGTACGCGCAACCAACTCATCCGCATCCAAATGCAACGGAGTTGCAACCGAAGCCTGCAAAGGACAATTTTGGGCCTCAGCCCAAAACGCTCTATCGCCCTTATCAATCAGAATGTTGATTGCATGTTGAACCGCATCAATTTCCGTTTTGCTCAAACCGATATGCTCCCAGGCGACTACAGCGCCCGCCCGCATAGCCTCATAATTCTGCTTATAAAATTCAGTTGATTTTTCCTTTGCGCGAATCCGCCCCCGAGGATCATTTCTATCGTAGCTACGCCGAATCTTCGCATAGTCAACCAACCATAAATCATCCAGCCGATCAGGCATGCGTTTAACCATCTGCACTCGAACCGCCTGCCACTCAGGCGACTTATTCGGGTCCGAAATCTGCGCCGCCAAATCCCCATCGGCAATAATCGTTGCATTACAAACCATTGACAATTCAGCGCCATGCCCGCCCATCATCGAAATAGACGACCTGATAAACTCCAACCGCTCAGCCGTCTGAGGCAAACTTTTCGCGCTCTTGTCAGTTTGCGGATCATCCAGAACCGCGAAATCGGGCCGAACATTGCGCCCTAAATGGTCTTTGAATCGAGCGCCCCGAGGAGGAGCGAGCAAACCATAAGACTCAACAATCCCGCCGCTGCACTCTGCGCCATCGATCCGCGCAAGCCGCAGCGTATCCTTGTTGCACTGGATACCAGTAAGCACACCCTGATAAGTTTGCGAGGGACACCGCGCAACCTTACCCTGCAACGCTATAAACGGCTCGCACGCCTCAGGAAAATCCTCGCGCAGCAAATCGTTAGAAATCAATTCCTGCCGAATTGATCCGACGCCCTTTTCAGCAAGCTCAGCCGTACCGCCGAAAAATAGAATGTACGACCGCAACCCAAACAACAACGCCCACAAGATAGCGTTTTCGCTCATCGTCGATTTGATGAAACCCCGAGGCAAAATGTTAGCCGTCCACCCTTCCTCACGAATCGCAACCTCTAAGCGATCAATCGCGTTTAACTGATCATCACACAACGGACTCAGGCCCGTTGAATTAGGAAAATACTCAGTTAAGAAAAACCGCAGCGACTCCCGCGCCTTAGCCCTACGCTCAGGATTCTTACACTCAGGCAAAACCCCAAGCTCGCTAACTTCCTCATGCAACTCACGCGACCGACGCGCCAGCCGATCACGATCACGATCACCAGCCGAAGCGCGCGAAGCCAACTCTTGCCGCTGAGGCTTTAACACCATAGCTAACCCGAAGCGTAAGCGAGCGAGAACCCGCTAACTACCCTCACCGCTCGCAATCATATCAGGATGAATATACTGCTCAGCCTGATCCCCGCTTTGCACAGCCTGCCACAGCGCGAAATTAACCCGAGCTAAAGTATTAACTAAATGAGGCTCAGACCGATCACCCAACCGCCACTCATTCAAGTGATTAATTGCATGCGCTAGATTGTCCTCAATTGGTATTTTCTGCCAATTTTCCTTGCCATACTTACGCGCACCAAACCCGAGGCACTGCGCGAGCAACCGTTGACAAATAGCCGGAATGCAATCGAACCGCGCCGCAATAAAAGACTGCTTACCGCCCGCCTCATTAACCTCAGTCTGCCCCTCAGCCAACGCCGCAACACCCGACTGCACAACCCGCAACCGATCAGCAGTAACCTCATCAGATTGCTCATCAGTTTGCGGATCATCAACCAGCCCGAACACTCGCCGCGCCAGCCTCTTAGCCACAAATTCAGCTTTCAAAGGCTCACTCTGATAAACCACTTTCAACCCCAACCACTCCGCAACCGCCTTTTCAGCCTGAGCGCCCTTGCTACCCTCCCAGCCATCCAGCAAGTAGATTGCATCACACTCCTTGAGCGCCGCAACATCGCGATCCAATGCATCGCGCAAGTTAAACCCGACTTTATTCAAATCGCGCCAATCATAGCCCTCAGGGTTTGCAATCTGATTCGGATCAAACCCTATAGCCCGATCCATATCAGCAGGCGAAATAGCATTCAACCCAAACTTGCGCAACCGATCCCGCGCCGCATCGAATGCCGGAAAATTGAAGTACTCAATACCACGCATCGGCCCAGCGATATAAACCCGATCCCCAGGCAACAAACCATCAAACTGCTTACTCAATTCAATTCTCTCCGCGACACCGAAAAACCGCCCGCATCATTTCCGCTTCACGCGCTCGCAAAGTCCGTTCTTCCCTGAGGGATTCCGTAAACTGATCACAAATGCGCTCAACCGTCGCCAAATGCTCAGTATGCTGCTTTTCACTCGCAACCGTATGCTCGCGATGCATCCCAGGAATCAGCGTACTTGTTGTGTACCACATGAACCAAGCAAGAATAGCCGCGACACCCAGCCCCGTAATTGGCGCACCCCAAGCCTGCAATTCATCCATCGCCGCGCATTCCTGCTTAGTTGGGGCAATTCGGCCCAGGACAGCGCGGTTGAGGCTGATCAGGACGCCGATTGGGCCGATTGTAAACATCGGGATCACTGCCAAGAATCGGCGAAATCCATTCATTAGACGCATTCGGATGAGGTTGGTACTTTTCAGCACGCTCAGCCACGCAACCTACCAATCCACAAACCAACATCACCAACAACATCAACCCACGCATCGCAATCCCCCGTTCTCAAATCTTAAATCTCAAATCTCAAATCTTCCGCCGCCGCACTCTATCCTTGCGCCAACACGCCCGCCAAACGCTCAAACAACCTCTTGCGATCCTCAGCCGCCTGAACCGCATTCAACTCATTAACCAACGTCTGAATCTCAGCCCGCGTTAACTTGCCGCCACCGCCGCAACCATCACCAGCCGCCAACCCATAAATCGCATGCGGCACATCCTCAACATCGCCAACCCGCGCCGGCACACATTCCGGCCCGCGCTTAGGGGGACACTCGCAACCGCGCGATTGATTACCCTGAGGAGCAACCTGAGGCTGCGCCCATTGGGGAGCAATAAATTGCTGCGATGGATTGAACCGCCGCCGCGCCAACTGGTTGGAAGCCCGCCAAACAAACAACAACAAACACACCAACAAAAGAAACGCAACGCCACCAACAACAGCCAGCGTTATGACAGTATTCTGATCCACTATTGACCCCCTCCAACCGAACCCGAACCCGCACCACTCACACCCGAACCAGGAAACCCATTGCCGAAACCACCAGGAAACAACCCTCGCACCTGCTCAACTGCGCTTTTGTCGTTTTCGTCATCAGTGATAGCGTTACCAATCAACGCCCCATGTAACACAATGCCACCCGCCAGCAACACAGCGCACACAATCAACATCGCACCGCCCGCATACAACGCCCGCCGCGTATCCTGATCAAGCGAACCCTGCACACTTCCGCTCAGATTGGGCGGAATGTTCACGTTGTGATCAATGTCAACCTGAGGATTGAAAAACGGCCTACCGCCGCCCTGATCCGGCCTAAACGGTTGAGGCCCGCCCGAATTCAACAGCGGTTGCGAATAGTTCTCGCGATTCACAACCGGCCTAAGCCCATGCAAGCTACCGCCATTCGCCTTAGCCTTAGCCGTCATTGTTTCCGAGTAGTAATAAGCCATCGTCGAAGCTAAATCTTGCTCATTCGCGGGAATCTCGCGACCACCCGCCGACCACCACACCCCGCCCGAGCGATCCACCATAGCCACAATTGGCAACTCAGAATGTTTATGCATCAAGTCTTTATGATGCTCTTTCACAAACGGATCACCAGCCGCAAACCGCCGAATCTCGCAACCACGCATGAACGCCGCCAACTGCGCCGACTGAGGCCGATAGAACCGAGCCGCCACCGCGCCCGAATCATCGCCCACGATAACCAAATGGAAAGCCTTAGACGACAAATCACCGCGCTCAGTATTGGTAACAATCCCACCAGCCTTAGGCGTGCGCCAAGCATTCAACCCACCATCACCCAGCGCCGCCACGCTAACCGCCTGCGCACTGGCAAAACTAGCCACGCAGCACGCAAGCACCAATGCCAACAGACCTTTCACGCCAACCCCCTTTTCAAATCTCAAATCAAATCTCAAATCTCAAATTGTGAACCTACTGAACCTTGCGCCACTGCGAACGAATTGCGCCATGCGTAGCAATCGCACCGCAGCCACCGCCACTACACCCGCCGGCCCCATAGGGTCCAATATCAATCGAATTCCGAGAATTGAATTGGTACTGAGGCACATAGTAGGGATTCGCGTAAGGCTGATAAACCTGAGGCACTTGGAACGGAACCAACGGAACCGCCGGCGCAACCAAGCGAGGCCCAACCTGAGGCAATACGACCGGCGCAACAACCTGAGGAGCAACCTGAGGAACCGAGTAAGCCAACGGTTGCGAATAATTCAACTCAGTACTTGGACGAATTGGGTAGTTCTTTTGACCCGTCGCAAGATCACGCACCAAGCCCGTATCATGCTCATAGGCTTGCCGCCCAGGCTCTAGCCACACTGTACCACCAGGAACCCGCGCCCAACCGCCAACCTTACGCACCTGAGCGCTCACAGGCCCAACCAACCCGACCAACAAACCAACCACCAACAAAGCAACCACCGCACCCAAACCACCAAACCGCAAACCACGCATAACAGCCCCCCGACAAAAAGATTCTCGCAAATCGCTCCGCGCAAATTGCTTTTCACTTCCAAACTTGCTCAGCCGCCACATACTCGCGAGGCACAGCCCGCGCAAACGTCCGAGGCACAACCGGCTCAATCCACGGAACAACCGCGAAACCGCCATAAGCCAACCAGCTACGCTCAAACACATCGCGAGGAACCGCGATATATTTATCAGGAAAATTGTTATCCAACAAAATCGCATTCTCGACGCCGTTTACATCGGCAAACTCAACGAAATTGATCGAATGCGATGGGTAGTAAAAAATCACCGCCCAACGCCCCGTATCGCTTGCCGCCTGCAAAACATCAATATCGCCGCGCTCGCATTCGCCATCAGTTGCGAGGAATGGGACGCCTTGTTCGTCAAGTTTTTGCAGTATTCGAAAATCAGCCTCAGGCCCCTCATAGCCCTTATCGCGCATCGCAAACCACTTCGCCTCAAGATCATACCGGCCCGCCGCTCTAAAGCAGTGAATTGTTGACGCATGCACACACGACCCACCGCGCGAACCATCAACATCCGTACCGATCCAGTTTTTAATCCGCATTTCCTCAGGCAAATCGGAAACCGGAACCGGTTGAGCCACATCAGGCAAGTACACCAAATCCAACCCGCGATCACTGGCGCAGCCTGCCACCGCCGCCACCACAGCAACCAGCAGAACCGCCAGCATTCGATCCACGAACCGCGAAAAACCGATCATCGCAAACCCCAAATTACAGCGATGGATAAATTCTAAAAGTCGCAATTGTGAATAGCCGCCATTTAAGCAAACTGCGTGTGCGGATCAGAATTGCGATTCACAAAGAATACCAACGCTACCAAGCCGCCAATTACCGAGCATTGCTAGATATAGCAAAACACTCACCGGAATTGCCTTGCTTATGCGCCGACTCGCGCGGCGCGTACTCGATTGGGATTAGAACCGGCGAAAAATCCGGCTTTCGCGCACACTTGGAACATCGAAGATAGCGAAACCGGTTGCGCCCCTTAATCCGCGTAGAATAAACCATCCAGCGCCCGCCGCACTCGCATTTGTCCGCTTGCATTATTCTCAATCCATGAAAAGCCTACTCTGAATCCATCAATCAGGCTTTTTCGAAACGCCACTCGGCATAAGCACATCCGAGGCATCAACCAACACCGCATCAGACAACCGACTCAAAACAAACTGGCGCACCTCACCCCGACCGATACACAGCGCCAGTAGATTACCCGCCTCATTGAACCGAATCGGCGAAATCAGCCTCTCAGTAACCTCGCCATTCTTCGCGCGATAGCTCACCCGCAAAACAACCCTATCAGGATCACGCATCGCGCGAGCGATCAGCCCGCGCAAATCACTCCTCATAAAACCGCGCCGCCTGCTTACGCAGCGCATCGGCAATTACTTTGCGCCCGCTTCCACCCATACAGTCAATCATTTCATCAGTAACCGCCGCCAAGCATTGATGAACGCCACTAACAAACCCGCCAACAGCAAACGCCTTTGATCGATCATTAGCGTAACCACTTGCAACCTTATTACCCGCATCGCTCAGTAACTCAGTTAGCGCGTTAGTAATATCCTCCACATCAATACTAACCTCAGACTCCACATCGACCGACTTACTAAACGGAACTTTCAAAATCCAACTCCTTTTTCAAATCTAAAATCTCATAACTAGAAATTGCACCAAACAACCTCAACCTTACGCTCTTTTGCTTTCGCGCTTGATGCATTATTCGGCAACTCGAACTCATGCAAATTCCAGCCGTTTTTTTCTGCAAACAAACCATACAACTCAGAATGATAACCGCTCAGAATGAACTTTCCGCGCATCGACGCAAGGCAATCAAGCAACTCGATATGATCCGCAACCGACATTTCGAAAGCGCCGTACTCGCTTTTGGTTGAGCGCGTTGAATGCATGTAGGGCGGATCAGCGTAAACTAAAAAGCCGTCACCATCCAATTCCTGAATCGCTTTAATTGCGGGCCGATTCCAAACCTCAACCCGCCGCAATCTTGCATGCACATCCGGCAACCCATCGACCGCCGATAGCCACGCGCTCACCTGCTCATTCATCCCGCGCCTAGTTCGCTTCTTAACTGGCGTACAGTAATCACGCCCGAGCCCCTGACGGCTCATGCGCATGCGAATAAAAAACGCCGTTGCCCGCTTCACATCATCGCCCGCCTGAAACGCCCGAGCCGCCAAAAATTCATCTTGCGACAGTGGCGTACTCCAAAGCGCCCTCAACATCCGATCAGGCGTTGACGCAAGCACTCGCCAAAAATTGGTAAGCTCGCCGTTTAAGTCATTCACCCACTCAGCCACACCAGCGCAAGGCTTAGCCAACAGCACACTCAGCCCGCCCGCGTACGCCTCAAGATACCGCGCATGCGTAGGCATCATCGCGACAATTTTAGACGCTAAATAATGTTTACCACCATGCCATTTAATAGGTTGCACCAACGCCATCAACGAACCTCCTTTTTGCGACCAACCACTACCCAACCAACTCGATAGCCCGCCGAATACGCTCACGCGCATCATCCTCAGAAATCTCGCCCGACAAAACCGCCTGCTTAGCTCTCAAACCCGCTTTCATCGCCTCAGCCACATCCAGCAACCCGAGCGCCGATGGTTGATACTCAGCCCGCCGCCGCTCGCGACACTGCGCAAACTCCTCACCATCAACATCAGTTGAGCGACTAGCCGCCGCCCGCCGCTTAGCCACGATAGCTCGCACCGCAAACGCGATCCGCTTAACATCCTCCTTGCTTGGCAACGGCTCACTGCCATCAATCCACGCATCCAACACCGCCTCACACTCGCCAAGCTCAAACCGCCCAAGCACCTTGAACCAAGCCGCATGCGTTTCCTTCAACTGAGGCGAGGCAAACTTAATCGCCGAATAAATATCAGGGAACGCGCTATAGATTCCCTTCATGAACCCGCTGAATTCGTCGTAAGTCATTTCGCAAATCCTAAAATTCTGAATCGATCCCGCCACCGACCGCCACCGCCTCGCGCTTATGCCCGCCATCAGTGATTAAATTCATCGCCCCGCGTTGAATCGAAAACATCACCACCGCAGCCGCCTCATCCGGCCCAAACCGCAGCAAATCCATCAACTGCGCCTCAGCCTGAACCGGATTCAATGGCTTGCATAACTCAACCCTATGCGATTCCCACAGCCGCCAAGCCTGAGCGAACTCAGCCGAATCGGCAAACGCTTTTGGCATCAAAACACCATCACCCGAACCCGAGGCGAGCGAGCGAGTTTTAACACTCTCTTTTGGTTTGGTTTGGTTTGGTTTGGTTACGTTAGGTTTGGTGTGCGCTACTGGTTGAGCACTAGGTTGCACACCAGCCACTAAACCAGATTCCCGACCTAGTTGGTTACTAGGTTGCGAACTAGGTGCGGAACTAGGTACGGAACTAGGTTGAGCCGACTGAGCCGCCGCCCTCTTAGCCTCGCGCGAGTCAATGGCTTTCAAAAAATTAGGCTTGTTTTCGTCCCAATCGTGAATCACCAACACACCATCAACCACATCCAACCACCGCTCAGCAACAAAGCACTCAACCAGCGCATCAGGATCACCCGCCCAGCCAATTAGCTCACAAATATCAGCGTTAGCAAACTTCTCACCAAGCCGCCCGTTACGCTGCTCGCGAATGCCAATATGCCAAAGCCTCTCAAGCAATCCAACCGCGATTGTCTCAACATCAACCGGCAAACCGGCCCACTCGTTAAGCAACCCTCGCAACCGCCGAACGAATCGACGAAATTTCAAGCCCTCAGTGGCATTATGCATCATGCTTAAATTCCTCGCTTAAATCACATCAACACCAAACCAACAACACTAAACCCCCTACCGAACTTCCTCCTTGACCCTGCACGCGATGCAAAAATTGGTAACAATCTTCGCATTACAACTAGGACACCGATGAACCTCAGCCACCCGAGGAAATGGAATCCCGCGCTCAGCCAAAGCAAGCACATGCGAGGGAGTAATAAACGGCTCGCGATTCTTGCGAGCCGCTTTATTGAACTTGATCACAATCACATCATCGCAAAAACCATCGCGAATCATTCGCAAAATACGTTCTTGCCCAGCAGTGGACACACGCCACGGCCTACCGATTGCAACCCCAGTAGCCAACCGAGCCACCGCCGCCCGCTCAACGCGCCAATCAATGGCATGCTCACGCGCCGCCGCTTCTCGCTCGCCCTCGCTCATTGCGCCCGAAACCCTATCAACAACCTTTTCGGCTATCATGCTCAATCCATTTCAAACAACGACAATTGCGAGGCCGCAACCTTTGCCTTAGCCCCTCGCGACTGTTTCCCTACAACCACCGGCGCAGAATCCTCAGCGCCGGCCAACTGAACAACAGGAACCCCGATAAACTCCTTGCGATCACCAGACACCGCCAGCAACTCGCGACCAACCGCCGCATCAATCGCCGCATTCCATTCCTGAGAACTCGCCCGAGGCCAAACCCCGCCCGAATGCGCCGCAATCGTTATCAACTCAACAACAATATCTTGCCGCTTAACCGGAACCCGATTGGAACGAATGAACTCAACCACATCAGACACAAGATCAGCCATTCGCTCACCCCTCCGTTCCAGTAAACAGCCGAGGAACAAACGCAACAGCCTCTTGATCAACACGCCGCTCAACAGGATTCCGCAACAAATCCTCAAGAGGACTCTTAGCCGCAGTTGCACCATCCTTAGACACATGCAAATACCGCTCAGTAGTCGCAATATCAATTTTCATCGCTCAACCTCCTTCGTGTTATTTGCGCTCAGACGGGTAATAAAGCGTTCCCCTGACCTAAAACAGCGTCCCCTGAGACAGACGCTTTGCGGCTGACTCGCAGTACGCTTCATTGATCTCAATGCCCACGGCCTGACGGCCTTCGAGCTTCGCCGCTACGAGCGTCGTTCCTGAACCCATAAATGGGTCAATGATCGTCTTGACTTCTTCGCCTGCTAACCCAATGCACCACTTCATTAGCGCAGCTGGCTTTTGCGTTGGATGCACTTTGCCCTCGTCGTTGTGCAACCATCCCCACGAAAAATGCCTCGACTGTTTACCGAAATTGGTCCACGCGAACTCGCACTCCGAAAACGACCTTCCGTCGTTTTTCTTGTGCCACACCAGCCAGTGGT